AGAAGAGGAATCGTCAGACAACCCCAACAGAAGACGACGGAACGTCCGATGAAGAGTCTTCCACTGAGGAAGAACAACAACCAGTAGAACCAGAAAAACCAGAGACAGAAGCCCCAGTGCAAGAAAGTCAGTCCGAAGAATCATCCTCTGAGACTACACCCGAAACTGTAATCAGTGAAGCATTGGCTGACGGAAATTTAACGGCTGAAGAAAAGGCTGCTGTGGTTGAGGCACTTGTATCTTCTTTAGCACCAGGCGAAGCGTTGTCTTCAGAAGCAATTAAAGAAGCAGGAATTACATACGAAGACTTGCCACCTGCTACGCCAGTAGATGTTCGCACTGACGAAAATGGAAATGCTGTCATAATTACTGCAGAAGTTGCTGCAGCATTAGAGGTGTTACAAAACCCCGCAGAACTATTAGGCGCAATATTTGAAGACCCAGGTCAAGTTCTTCTTGCACTTGGAAGCATTGGCGCAGATATGTCACCAGAAGAACGTGAAGAGGCAACCAAAATGGTTGTTGCCACTGTCGTTGCTACAGGTGCAGCACTAAACGCAGTCGGACTAGCAACTGGTGGTAGTGCTCTATCTGCACCTTCAGGTGGAGGAAGTTCTGGTGGCGGTGGGCCCACTGGCGAGTTGAAGGGCGTTAGGAGACGCAAACCTTGAAAATACTGAAAGACTTTCTTGAACAGTCCTGGACACTTCTAGGAATGTTTATTGCCTGGGTTGTGCTTGATGGGTCTGCAAAGACCGTTGTTGGCTGGGCAACTTTGGGAACAATTGTTCTTTGGGGAATTACTTACCCATTGAGAAATAAAGAAGAGGATTAGACTTTCATCTGTGTCTAACTGACACATTTAGGAGATATAAATGAACAAATCAGCAATTGAATCGTATGCTCGCAACTTGCTAGGCCAAGTAATTGCAGCAGTGATGATTGTTACCCAAACAAGCGGAATTTCAAGTCCACTTGATTTTGGTTCAGGAGAGTGGCTACTTGTAGCAAACGCATTGTGGGGTTCAATAATTCCAACAGCACTTCGTTGGGCAAATAAAAAAGACCCAGCATTTGGTCGCGTAGCAACAGCCGTAGCAAAAGAAGCGGAGAAGAAACTTTCATCTGCCGCTAAAAAAGCACCAGCAAAAAAATCAGTTAAGTAAGGTCTACACAAGATGGCTCTAGAAACTACGTCGATAATTATTGGCATCGTTCTTGGTGGAGGAGCCATCTTGGGTTGGTTTATTAGAAAGTTGAATATCTTGTTTGGTACATGGCATAGTTTCATGAGAGATTGGGAAGGGGAAGAAGCAGCAATAGGTAGAGACGCTACTCCAGGCGTTATGGAGCGTTTAAATAAACTGGATGGGGAACTATCCAATAACGGGGGTAAGTCCCTAAAAGATACTGTCCAACGTATTGAAAAGCGTCAGAACAGGCTAGAACAGAAGTTGGAAGAGGCAGAGGTAGCCCGCCAACAGAACCACGTAATTATTCTTGAGGCTATAAAAGCACTTAGCACCAAAAAAACTAAAAGCAGGGGAGAATAGGGCCCATGATTAATCAACAACAGTTTGGCGCACCTTCAGGTAATCCAAATATTCTTGCTCCATTGCAGGGTGCAGTTTCTGGAGTATTTGATAAAAGAATTAAGAGAAACCAAGAACTACGTACCATGGTTGTTGGTCATGAACTACAGAGCATACGTGACGAACGTAAGTTCGGTCATGAACGAGGTATGTTAGAGTCAAAACAAGGTCATGCAATGACTATGGCTCAACAAGGCATGAAGCATGCAAAGAGTGAAGGACGAGCAAAACGTAAGCATGAACTTGCTACTCAACGTCTTGGTATTGCTGGTGACGTACTAAAAGCAAATACGGCATTTGCTGGTGTTGAACGTCTTGGCAAAGGAAAACGTGTAAGCACTTTTGAAACTGATGGTCAAGGCGGTATGAAAATTGCATACAACAAACCAACTACTCGTCGTCGTTCTTCAGCAACACCAGGTCAGCCTACTCAAGTAGCACCTACAACTCCGCAACGTTCTACTAAAACTCCAGAGGTTCCAAGTGGAACAACTAAAGTTGCACCAGTAATTCGTGACCCTAAGACAGGACGTGCGAAACGTAATCCCGCTTACACACCTACATCAACCCCCGCTGCAAAGGCAACACCTAAAGCAGCCCGTAAACCTAGGAGCAAATAATGGCAACTAAGAAAAAACCACTTACAGCAAAGCAAATGAAAATTGCATCAGTTGCAGGTAACAAGAAAGCAATTGACGCTGCTGACTTCAAAGCCCTTCGTAAAGGCAAGAAGAAGACAAGTGGCAAATAAGAAAAAGTCTTCTCATAAAACTGCTGCTTGGACTCGTAAAGAGGGCAAGAATTCAAAAGGCGGTTTAAATGAAAAGGGACGTAAGTCCTATGAACGTCAGAACCCTGGCTCTAATTTAAAGCCACCAGTTTCTGCTGCTCAAGCAAAGAAATCAAAAAAGTCTGCTAATCGTCGCAAATCGTTTTGTGCACGTATGGGTGGCATGCCAGGACCAATGGAGAAGAACGGAAAACCAACACGTAAAGCATTAGCATTACGCAAATGGGATTGTTAAGGAGTACTAAATGAACAAGTGTGCAAACTGTTCAAACGACGCTGCATATATTTACCAACCATCAGAAAGTACATCAATTCCTTATTGTGTACGTTGTTTGCCGTCATTTTTAATTCCAGTTATGAAGGCTGGACATTTGACGGTTGCTGCTTCTAAAGCCAAATCAGTTAAAGAAGCGATGGACCTTCTTCCAAAAGCATCAGAAGCAACTCCTGAACCTGAGCCATCTGTAGAAAAGGCTCCTGCTAAGAAAGCAGTAAAAAAAGCGTCAGCAGTTGAGCCTGATGCAAAATGAAACTTATTAGAAAATTTGCAGTGCAAGGACATCCCGTCCCTGCTAAGTCCCACCACCCTGTAGGACCCTTTCCTCCTGAGGTTTTAAAACAACCTGAGATGGAAAGCAGCATCGAACATTCGGACTCCTTACACGAAGCACTTGATGATGTTCGCCTCTTCAGATGTCGCGACTGTGGCGAGGTGTTATACAGAGCAGGACTTGACATTCATGAATGTGAGGAAATAAAAGAATGGCAGTAAACAATAACGGCAATCTTCTTGATACCGCAGGTGAGGTCGCAATCGACTTCGTTTGGGGTAACATGCCGATGCAGCCAAATGATGCTCGTCCAGACGCGTTGGCTAACCGTCTAGACCCAGCACTTGATAACCACATCATCGCTCTTTCAGGATGGGGAGGGTATCCACAATTTGTAGCCAATACCCCTGGTGAAGACGTAGCAGGACCAACTAACTACGTACTCGTACCAAGCGTACTTGGTCTTACAACTGCTCTTGCACAAGATGCAATGAAGGATGCTTCCTTGACAGTAACTACAGCCTCTGCTGCAGCAAATGCCAAGACAGACATCACTCGTATTAATGCTACAAGTGCAACAGTTGCAGTAGTTTTTGCAACCAGTGCAAACACCAATTATCCAGTAGGAACTAAGGTTGAAATCTTTGCAGGAACTGCTGCAGGAGAATCACCTGTAAACGTCCCTACTGCTCTTGTTGGTACTTTCACAGTTACATCCGCTTCAACAGCAAATCAAATCACCATTTCTGGTTCAGGATTTACAGTCGCTGATACAACAGGTATCAACGCAACTGGAACTCTTGCTGGTAAAGGTGCAACAATCAAAACACAGTCACTTGCTGCTGGAGCAAACAACATCGCTCCTGCCGCAGCAGTTACAATTACTCCATACGCAACAGCGTCTTAATTTAAGGAGTTACGGTGGCGAGGTCCATGAACCAAGGACCGAAGAAGAAAGCAGCACCTGTGTTGCCTTCCTCTGAGGAACTCTATGGTTTCTTGGACCCCGCCACTTCTACTTACGGCATTGGTCTTAATGACCGTGAACAATCTGATTTCCGTCGACTACTTGGAACTTACGACTCTGGAGAACTAAAAAATCGCTCTGTAAACCCATTCCAAGGTCTTCCAGTAGCAATTGGTTCTGGAACATTTGAAGCCCTTGCAATTTACGACGATGATGATGAGTCAGAGTACCTAAGTGAAGATTTAACATCTGGTGATTACTACGAACCTTATTACTATCCAAACTATGCAGATGAAGCACGTGATGATTACGACGCTCCTGCTCCGCTTTCTGTAGTCCCAACATCTACAACTAATTATCAAAGACCACGCACAGTTGCTGCTGGTTATGAGAAGTCACGTGGCGTTCTTACCGTCGTGTTTAGAGACGGACTGTTTTATAACTATTACGAAGTTAGCCCATCTGAGTGGGCAGCATTTAAAGCCCGTACCTGTAAGGGTTGCTATATCCGTGAGGTCTTAGATGGCAAGCCTCGTGGTTCTGCAGACATAGGAAGTTTCACACCTCTTGCTCGTGAGACTTTGTACCGTGTCGTTCGTACTACCCAGATTTACTTCCAGGGCAAACAGTCCGCTATGGATGAGTCTCGTCTTTACAGAGGGCAAAGAAACGCTCAGGCAAAAAAACTACCTAAAACTAAAGCAAGCAAACCAAATCGTTCTGCACTAAAGTCTGGTAAAGGAAATCGCAAGAGAAGCAGATAGGTATGCCAAAACTACTACCACTCGGACCACACAGATTTGTTCAACTCATCAACCAACCGTTGAAATGGGAAGGTAAACGAACTTCAAAAGGCTGGACTCAAGAAATAAACCCGCCTTATAGATACGCTTCCCCAACCCTTATAAAACTGTTCCGCAACAAAATTTTAGTAGTGGGTAAGTGGGAGGGTACAAAAGAGGAAGAAGAAGCGTTAAACTTAGCCGTATCTAGGAGGGACCTAACTTATGATGATTTTACGGAAGAAGCGGGATGGAAACCAGCCCCAGACCAAGATTCAGAAACGTATCTCTAAACTACCTACACCAGAGTTAATTACATGGGCAGAAAATGCTCTGTTTGTAATTGGTAAAGAAGTAACCACATGGATGCGTACTAATGAAAAGGCATTGCTAAACGATGCCGAAATGGGTGCAGAAGTTCTACACGAAATTATTAAAGAACTAAAACGACGTTGAATTTGTTATTGTGTTTGTTATGATTATCCTGTCTCCCTCTCTCAGACGCGGGGTTGCCCAACGTAAATCGTTGGGCTACTCTGTTTAGGAACAAATGCCAATAGATTTTAATGATAAACAATTCGAGGAAATCACTCCTGAGTTTTATGCAGAAGAAGATGATGTTTCTATTGACGAAGAGTTTGAACAGTTAGATGAACTGTCTCAAGAGTTTGTAAATAAACTCATTGAAAAGATACTTCAGTTTTTAGTTGTTCTTGTTGGTCATGACCTTCACGCATATCAAAAACCATTAGCAAAAAGAATGATTGAGTCTGTTCTTATAAACGATGGTGAAGAAATAACAGCACTTGCTGCACGTCAGTCAGGTAAATCAGAAACTGTTGCAGACACTGTTGCTACGTTGATGATTCTTCTTCCACGTCTTGCAAAGTTGTATCCAGACCTACTAAGTAAATTTAAAGATGGATTATGGGTTGGATTGTTTGCTCCAACTGAGTCACAGGCTGAAACACTATTTGGTAGAACAGTTACGCGACTAACGTCTAACCGTGCACTTGAGGTTTTAGGTGACCCAGAAATTGACGATTCCGCTGCAAGAATTGGCGGAGTAACACGCATGGTTAAGTTAAAGAATTCTGGCTCTACTTTGACGATGATGACTGCAAACCCTCGTGCAAAGATTGAGTCTAAGTCCTTCCACTTAATAGTTATTGATGAGTGTCAAGAAGCAGACGACTTTGTAGTCTCTAAATCCATCAGCCCGATGCTTGCATATTACGCAGGAACCATGGTTAAAGCAGGAACTCCTACAACTAATAAAAACAACTTCTATAGAAGTATTCAATTAAACAAACGTCGACAGACAGGACGTAGTTCTCGTCAAAATCATTTCCAATGGGACTGGAAAGACGTATCAAAATTTAACGAGAACTATCAAAAATTTATTAAGAAAGAAATGCTCCGTATTGGTGAAGACTCAGACGAGTTTCAGATGTCTTACAACTGTAAATGGTTGTTAGAACGTGGAATGTTTGTTACCTCTGGAATTATGGATGAACTTGGAGATACGTCTCAAGAAGTTGTAAAGGTATGGCACAAGACTCCTGTAGTGGTAGGTATTGACCCTGCACGTAAGATGGACTCTACAGTCGTAACGGTTGTTTGGGTTGATTGGGATAGACCAGATGAGTTTGGTTATTTTGAACATCGAGTTTTAAACTGGTTAGAACTACAAAACGAGGATTGGGAAGAGCAGTACTTCCAGATAGTCAACTTCTTAAGTAATTACGACGTACTTGCTATTGGAGTAGATGCCAACGGTGTTGGTGACGCTGTTGCTCAAAGATTAAAGGTGTTGATTCCAAGAGCAGAAGTAGCACCTATTACTTCCAGCCAGTCTGAACAATCTACAAGATGGAAGCATCTGCAAGCCTTAATTCAACGCCGTATGTTGGGATTCCCAGCACATGCAAAAACACGTCGTTTACGTAGTTGGAAGCGTTTTTATCAACAGATGGTGGACGCAGAGGTTCATTTCAAAGGACCTAACTTCATAGTTAAAGCACCAGACGAATCTTATGCCCATGATGACTATGTTGATTCTTTGGCTATTGCCTGTTCCTTGACCAAGGACCTGGTAATGCCTGAAGTCGTCCTAACCTCTAGCCCCTTCTTTGTAAACAATTAGTTCTTAGTTTGACATTACTAAATCGTTGAAATCCGTCAAACTCATACCTGGAATAGGCCGTTCCGATAAACAACTCTAGAGTTTAGGAGTCTTAAATGACACTAGCACCAAATCCACAGTTTCCTGAAAAGGGAGACAATGTTTACGAAGTAAAGCAGTGGGGTAATCCAGAACGCCGTGGACCACTTCGCTTCGAAGAAGGTATTGCAACTGATACCGATGTTCCAAACGATTTCCAGACTGGTATTGCAAATGGCTACGCTGCAGCACCTGGTCGTCCAAATCGCAATGCACCAGTTCACACAAAAACTGCTGCAGAAACAATGCAAGCACGTGCCCACGTTGGCTCTGCTGCATGGACTGAAGCACCAACATTTCTTTCTGAGTTCTCACATGGGTCATTCACTGACTATGCAGAGCAGAAGGTTGAAGTTGTTGCTCGGTCAGGAGGACGCACACAACGCGTTGCTCCAACAGTCGTAAACGACTAATTAGATAGTAGAACTTTGGTCCCCCTGGCATTAGGCTAGGGGGCCTAAAGGTATAGAGGATTACGGTGGCTGAGAAACCTGCGAACTTAAAACTTTGGCAAATGATTATTGCTCAAGCCAGAGCGAAGTTTTCTACGTACCCAAATCCTGCTGCAAGTCACTGGGTTCACCAAAAATATGAACAATCTGGTGGTAAGTTTATCAACACTAGTGACCCTGTTTACAAGCAACAGAAGTTGTCAGAGAAACAGTTCACTAAACAGAAAAAAGCCAGAGGATTAGACTTTAAAAAGAAAAAGGGCAGCAAACGTGACAAGGACAAGAAGTAACAGATGAGTTTCATTGACTTCTCCCCGCCGTCGTATCGTGCAGCGTCTTCTGATTTAACAATTTCAATCTCTCCACTTGGACTTGTGGAGTTAGCAGATGAAGAGTTTGAAGTCCATGGTCCTCGTTTAAATCGCTACTCACTTAACTGGGCGATGTATTTAGGACATCACTGGGGTTATCGTCGTGAACAAGGCGAAATGCAAATTGCAGTAAATTATTACAGAGCGTTTAATGACTTTTTAGCAAGATTTACTTTTGGTAAGGGCATCCACTACCGTAGCCCTAAAGCAACAGAAGCAATCATTCCAGACAGATTACAACGTGTTTGGGAAGTTGATAACGACAAAATGCGTGTGCTATTTGAAATGGCACAAAGCGGTGGTATTACAGGAGATTGTTTTGTAAAGGTTGCATACGAAGAGCCTTGGCAAGATTCAGCAGGTAGAAATCATCCAGGACGTGTTCGCATCCTTCCTATGAACTCCGCTTTTTGTTTTCCAGAGTTCCACCCACATGACAGAACTCGTTTACTGCGTTTTAAGCAAAAGTACCGTTTCTGGGGAACTTCTTTAGAAGGTACTCGTCAGGTATTTACATATACTGAAATTCTTACTGACGATGTTATTGAGGAATACATTAACGATGAGTTGATTGATTCACGTCCAAATCCACTAGGTGTAATCCCAATCGTTCACATTCCAAATATCCCTGTCGCTGGTTCACCTTGGGGACTTTCTGACTGCCATGACATTATTACAATTAATCGTTCTTACAACGAAATTTCAACAGATATTGCAGACATCATTAACTATCACGCTGCACCTGTAACAGTTATCGTTGGAGCAAAGGCTTCTAACCTTGAAAAGGGTCCAAAGAAAGTTTGGGGAGGTCTTCCAAAAGATAGTCAGGTGTTTAACCTTGAAGGCGGAGCATCTGGTATCGACGGTGCACTGAAGTACCTTGAACTTCTAAAGCGTTCTATGCACGAAATGATGAACATTCCAGAGACTGCTTTGGGACAAGTTCAGCCAATTTCAAATACATCAGGTGTTGCTCTTTCCATTCAGTATCAGCCTTTGATGAATCGTTATTCTCAAAAAGTTGCTCAATACGGAGCGGGTATTGAAAAGATTAACGAATTAATTATTCTTCACCTTGCTCTTAAGGAGCCTGATTCTTTGGGTTACAACCCTGAAGAAGATGGCCCAATTAAACAAGGTCAACTAACTCGTCTTGACCCAAATGACCCTTTGACTTATCAGAATTATGTTCAATTCCCACCCCCACTTCCACTAGACAAACTAATCATTCTTAATGAGATTCAAACCAAACTTGGTATGGGTCTTGAGTCTAAAGAAGGTGCTCTACGTAGTTTGGGAGAAGAGTTCCCAGAAGAGAAGTTGGCAGAGATTCGTTCAGAATTGCGTGATGACGCTGTTTCTGATGGTGCGTTGCAACTTATGAAGGTTCAAATTCAGAAAGAAATCCAAGACATGACTGGCATGATGCCAGGTCCTGATGGAAATAGTGCTATTCCTCTACAACCAACACAGTTGGCTGATGGGGACATTATGGGTGACAAGATTGATGGAGCACCAACTCCTGACAACCTTCAAGACCCTGAGACTCAGGCTGCTGCCGCTATGGAGGCACAGACAGAGGCTGGTTTGAGAGAGAAACTAGTCACCGAAGCCTATGGAACCAAAATTCCACAGCGAAGGGCAGTTGACAGAGACAACTCCTAAATCAAATGAAAAAATTTGATTTATGCAGACAATTATCAGTTAACACTGTGTAATTATCTGCTAATAAGCGTGGCACGTGGAGAAATCCACACTCGGACAACGACAAAGAAAAGAGATGTGCAATTATGGATAACCAAGAAGTATTAGTTGATTCAGCAATACCAGAGGCTGCGACTCCAGTCATGGAAAGCGTGTCTCAAAAGGTAGAGGAGCCTAACTTGAACTTCACGCAGGACGATATCGTTCGTGCTCGTGAACAAGAAAAGGCAAAACTCTATCCTCAACTCGAAAAGTTGAAAGAAGAACTCGCAACCTTGAAGAAGGAGCGTGACGACAGAGCAGCAGAGGAAGAACGGCAACGTCAACTCGCTGAGGCTGAACATCAAAAGAAGTTAGAAGAAGATATGGACATCCGTGCTCTTCTTACTAAAAAAGAGCAAGAGTTCCAGCAACAGTTGGAAGCAGAGCGTCTCGAAAGAGAACGTGCTTTTGCATTGTTGGAGCAGGAACGCACGTTCCAAGAACTAATGCAGTACCGTCAACAGAGACTTGAGCAGGAACGCGACAACATCATTCCTGAACTCATAGATTTGATTGAAGGTAGTAACCGCGATGAAGTAGAGCAGAGCATCGCAAGTTTGAAAGACAAATCTGCTCGTATTCTCGACTCAGCAGCACAGGCTATGTCCAGTGCTCGCAGAGAAATGGCGGGAGCACGTATTACTGCTCCTGCGTCAGGACCTCTGGACACCAATTCGGATTCAAAAATGTACACTCCCGATTCAATTCGGGAAATGTCTTTGGCAGACTATGCGAAGAACAGAGCCAAATTACTTGGCGAAGCATCAAACAATCGCGGTCGGGGACTGTTCGGGTAAGCCCAAACAACTAACCATCTAACAGGAAAGGACTGATTCCAAAATGGCATCAGCAATTACTGGCTCAAGTGAACTAGCAGGTGCACCTACCGCGTATTCAGGTAGCAACACCTCCCTCTCACAAGCCATTCAGACCATCTGGTCTAAGGAAATCCTGTTCCAAGCGATGCCGATTCTTCGCTTCGAACAGTTTGCAGTAAAGAAGACCGAACTTGGTGTAGCACCAGGTCTTCGCGTTAACTTCCTCCGTTACAAGAACTTTAGCGTAGACCCAACACCTCTTACTGAAGGTGTTCGTCTAACCACTAATGCTCTTACAGCGGACCAAATCGCAATTACAGTTGCAGAGCACGGCTACGCAGTAGCAGTTTCTGAACTACTTCTCAACGCTTCCTTCGATGACGTAATGGCATCTGCTTCACGTCTTCTTGGTCGCCACATGGCTCAATACCTAGATGTACAAGCACGTAACACACTCGGTGCTGCAACTTCTGCAGTATTCGGTTA